CCATATGGTTGGAAAACTTTTGAAGTTGATATAAACAGTGAAGGAATACACGGATTTTTAGGTCTTAAATATCAAGATTTAAAATTCTAATAAGTAATTAACGATAATACGTAATTAATAATACAAGTAATAACAATTAAATCAAATAAAATGAGTAAAACTTTAAAAAAAGAAGAACTAGCTAAATTACAAGAAGCAGTTACTAAAGTAAATCAAATTAAAAACGAGATAGGTAATATCGAAATTCAAAAACACGAGCTACTGCATCTAACAGTGGATGCCAATAACTCATTAGCTGAAATCCAAAAAGAATTAGAGGAAGCTTATGGAAAAGTTAAAGTGGATATTACTACTGGTGAAATAACAGAAGGAGAGTCTAATGATTAGAAAAATAAGTATTGGACGCGACTATAAAACCGACGCCATGCACTACTCTGTTGGACAAGAGGTTTACGGAGGTCACATTATAAGAAATATAATAGAAGAAGATGATAAGTTTTCTATATACATTGAAAAAGGTAATGAGTTGATGCCTTGGAAAGACTTCAATAAAAACATGGCTGTAGCTGTTGAATACAATTTAGAATATTAATGAAAGCTTTATATAATTTTATCGTAAAACCTGTTGGTGAAAGATATAATAATGTAAAAAAAATTGACGGCAATACTCTTTTATTAAACACTGAACTACAAAACCATAACTACTCAAATAGAATTGCTAAAGTAATAGCAGTTCCTTCTGCGATAAAAACAGACATAAAAGTGGGAGATGAAATTATAGTTCATCACAATGTATTTCGTAGATTTAAAGATATAAGAGGTGTTGAAAAAAATAGTAAGTCATACTACGAGGATGGCGTTTATTTTGTAAATGAAGATCAAGTATTTGCTTATAAAAGAAACGAAGACTGGCATAGCTGTAAAGGGTTTAATTTTGTTAAGCCTATAAAAGAAACTAAAGTTTTTTCAATGGACTCAGAAAAACCAGCTATCGGTATATTATATTTTAAAGACCCAAGTCTTAAAGATTTAGACAAAGGTAATTTAGTAGGGTTTAGACCCGGGGCAGAATATGAGTTTGTTATTGGAAAAAACAGACTTTATAGAGTACCCACTAATTCAATCACAATTAAATATGAATATAAAGGAAACGAAGAGGAGTATAATCCAAGCTGGACATAAAGCAGTCGAGGAGTTAATTAAAGTAGCTAAAGAGGCTATTGTTGACTCTGAAGATGATTTAACTGCTGATAAACTTAAAAACGCTGCGGCTACTAAAAAACTAGCTATATTTGATGCTTTTGAAATCTTAAATAGAATAAAAGAAGAAGAGGATATGCTTGACAACAAACCCAAAGAAGAGGATGTGAAAAAAGCTTTTAAAGGGTTTGCAGAAAAAAGATCTAAGTAATGTACGTTCAAACTTTATATAGTATTGTAACTCCTATAAGGAAAAACACTATATCTAGAATGAATAAATCTAGAAAGTGGAAGTACGGTTATGATAAAGAACACGATATTGTTGTCATTAGCAAAACAGGTCAAATAGGTGAAATATATAACATACAAAACCTAAAGATTGCTTTACCTAAAGCGCCTGCTAAAATAGACAAAACTAATAACAAGTGGAAAGTTGAAGAATATCCTAAAGAACTAAAATCAATAACTAGTATATTTGATTGGAGAGAATATCCTGAAGATTTTCAAAATAAATGGGAGGGGTATATAGATGAACAATTTAAAAGAAGAGAAGAAGGTCATTGGTTCAATAACAAGAACGTGGCTACTTACATCACTGGTACTCATTTTATGTACCTGCAATGGTCTAAGATTGACGTTGGGAACGCAGACTTTAGGGAAGCGAACAGATTATTCTATATATTCTGGGAAGCTTGTAAAGCAGACAGTAGATGTTACGGAATGTCTTACCTTAAAAACAGACGTTCTGGATTTTCATTCATGGCATCAGGAGAAACAGTTAATATGGCAACCATCTCAAGTGACGCTAGATTTGGAATACTATCAAAGTCTGGATCGGATGCAAAGAAAATGTTTACCGATAAAGTTGTACCAATCTCAGTTAACTACCCATTTTTCTTCAAACCTATACAAGACGGTATGGATAGACCAAAAACCGAACTTGCATATAGGATACCGGCATCTAGGCTTACGAGAAAATCGATACAAGCTAAAAAAAGCACAGAGGTATTAGAAGGACTAGATACAACTATTGACTGGAAAAATACGGGAGATAATTCTTATGATGGTGAAAAGCTTAGACTATTAGTACATGATGAGAGTGGTAAATGGGAAAGGCCTGATAACATATTAAATAACTGGAGAGTTACCAAAACATGTTTAAGGCTAGGTTCTAGAATTATAGGTAAGTGTATGATGGGTTCAACATCAAATGCTTTGGACAAAGGAGGTTCTAATTTTAAAAAACTATATAACAACTCAAACGTTTCAAAAAGAAATAAAAACGGTCAAACTGCATCAGGTTTATATTCTTTATTTATCCCAATGGAATGGAATTACGAAGGGTTTATTGATGAATATGGATACCCTGTTTTTAATACTCCTAAAGAAATAACAACGGGGCCATTAGGCGACATTATAGACGTTGGAGTTATACAGCACTGGGATAATGAAGCGGAAGGATTAAAAGGTGACCAGGACGCTTTAAATGAATTCTACAGGCAATTCCCACGCACAGAAGAACACGCATTTAGGGATGAAGCTAAAAACAGTATATTTAATTTAGCAAAAATATATGAACAAATAGATTACAACGAAGATTTAGGTAATACGAATGTATTAACAACTGGTAGTTTTCAATGGGCTAACGGAATAAAAGATTCAACAGTTATATATACTCCTAATCCTAACGGTAGATTTAAAGTTTCTTGGGTACCTAGTACAGCTTTGCAAAATAGACAAATTGTTAATAAAGGTTTAAAGAGCCCAGGTAATGAGCATATGGGAGCTTTCGGTTGTGATAGCTACGATATATCAGGTACAACAGATGGTCACGGTTCAAAAGGAGCTTTGCACGGTTTAACTAAATTTAGTATGGAGGATGCTCCTGCTAATACATTTTTTTTAGAATATATTGCTAGACCCCAAACTGCTGAAATATTTTTTGAAGATGTACTAATGGCATGTATATTTTACGGTATGCCTATATTGGCAGAAAACAACAAGCCTAGATTATTATATTATTTTAAAAGAAGAGGTTATAGAGGGTATTCAATGAATAGACCTGATAAGATATGGAATAAATTATCGGTTACAGAAAAAGAAATAGGAGGAATGCCTAACTCAAGTGAAGACATAAAACAAGCTCACGCTGCAGCTATAGAAACATATATAGATAAGCATGTTGGTTTGCAAGAGGATGGTCAGTATGGTGCAATGTATTTTAACACCACCTTGAATGATTGGGCTGGTTTTGATATAAACAAAAGAACAAAGTTTGATGCTGCTATAAGTTCAGGGTTAGCTATAATGGCTTGTAATAGACATTTATATCACCCAAGACCTAATGTAGAAAAAAATAAAATAAGTTTAAAAATAGCTAAATACACTAATTCTGGTGGATTTTCAAAATTAATAGAAAAATAAAAATATGGCTGAGTCAGTTATAACAAGTTATTTTCCAAGTCAAATAGCTAGTGATCAAGAAAAGCAATCACTAGAATACGGAACAACAGTCGGTAGAGCTATCGAAAGAGAATGGTTTAATAATGATAATGGCAATAGCCGTTTTAAAAGCAACCAAGTATCTTTTCATAATCTAAGACTGTATGCTAGAGGAGAACAAAGCATTCAAAAATACAAAGATGAGTTATCTATAAATGGTGATTTATCTTATTTAAACTTAGACTGGAAACCAGTACCTATTATACCTAAATTCGTAGATATAGTTGTTAATGGTATTTCAGATAGACAATTTGATATAAAAGCATACTCGCAGGATCCTTATGGAGTAAACAAAAGGACTAAGTATATGGAGTCTCTTATTAGAGATATGCAGACTAAAGAGTTAAATGAATTCGCAGAAGCTGAGTTTGGAGTTAATCTATTTGAAAACGATCCAGAAACATTACCAAAAAACAAAGAAGAATTAGATGTGCATATGCAGCTTAGCTACAAGCAACAAGTTGAGTTAGCTGAAGAACAAGCTTTAAATGTATTGTTAGATGGTAATAAGTATGATCTTATAAAGAGAAGGAGTAATTACGATATAACCACAATAGGTATAGGTGCAGTAAAAAATACTTTTACAAAAGCAGAAGGAGCTAAGGTAGAATATGTAGATCCAGTTAATCTAGTTTGGTCATATACTGATTCACCTTATTTTGACGATATATATTACGTAGGAGAAGTTAAGTCTGTTCACTTAAATGAACTTAAAAAAGAATTCCCTTGGTTAACAAATGATGATTTAAAAGAAATCGCAAGCCAGTCTGTAAGTAATAGCGGTTTTTATAATAGAACTATAAACAACAATGACGAAGACGATTCTAATACTATTCAAGTATTATACTTTAATTACAAAACTTTCACAAACGAAGTATACAAAGTAAAAGAAACAGCTACTGGAGCTTCTAAGATAATACCTAAAACAGATGAGTTTAATCCTCCTGAAGAAATGTACGAGGAATATGGTATATCAAAATTATCTCAGTCGTTAGAAGTATTATATGAAGGGGTAAAGATTGTAGGTGGCAAAATGCTTAAATGGGAGATGGCTAAAAATATGATACGCCCTAAAAGCGATTATACTAAAACCAAAATGAATTATAGTATTGTTGCACCTAGAATGTATAAAGGCAGAATAGAGAGCATTGTTTCGCGTATAACAGGTTTTGCTGATATGATTCAGTTAACACATTTAAAATTACAGCAGGTAATGTCTAGAATGGTTCCTGATGGAGTATATCTTGACGCAGATGGTTTAGCTGAAGTTGATTTAGGTAATGGTACAAATTACAATCCACAAGAAGCATTAAATATGTTTTTTCAAACAGGTTCTGTAATTGGTAGATCGTTTACACAAGATGGAGATATGAATCCAGGAAAAGTACCTATTCAAGAAATATCAACTGGCTCAGGTGGTGGGAAAATGCAAAGTCTTATAGGTAACTATAATTACTACATGCAAATGATCCGTGATGTAACCGGGCTTAATGAAGCCAGAGATGGAAGCACTCCGGATTCTAGAGCATTAGTTGGTGTTCAAAAAATAGCTGCAGCAAATTCTAATGTAGCTACAAGGCATATATTAGATGGTAGTTTGTTTTTAACAGCCGATTTATGCGAAGGTTTATCTTTAAGAATTTCAGATATAATAGAATACTCTCCAACTAAAGAAGCTTTTATTCACAAAATAGGTAATCAAAACGTTGCTGTATTAGAAGAGATGAAGAATCTTCACTTGTATGACTTTGGTATTTTTATAGAACTACAGCCAGATGAAGAGCAAAAAGCTGTTTTAGAAAACAACATACAAGCAGCTGTTCAAAGTGGGCTTATTGATTTATCTGACGCAATTGATCTTAGAGAGATTAAAAACTTAAAACTAGCTAATCAA